TTCTGCGCAGGAGTTGGCTATGTTCACCGAACAGGCTGAGCAGAAGATTTACAACACGGTGCAGATTCCTGCTATTCGCAAGAACGTTACGGGGGCGCTGACGGCGGGCAACAAGTACCTACAGATTCCATCCGACTTCTTGTATGTGTACTCGCTGGCCGTGATCAAGTCTAGTGGGGAATACAACTACTTGATTGACAAGGACGTGAACTTCATCCGTGAGGCATACCCACGCGACGTTACAGCGACCCGCAATACCCCCAAGTATTACGCCATCTTCGATGCTTCTGCGTTCATCGTCGGCCCCACACCTGACCAGTCGTATAGCGCAGAACTGCACTACGGCTACTATCCCGAGTCTATCGTCACGGCGGGCACCACGTGGCTGGGCACCGAGTTTGATTCCGCTCTCTTGAACGGCGCATTGGTTGAAGCCATACGATTCATGAAGGGCGAACAAGATTTGGTGGGCCAGTATCAACAACTGTATGTTCAGGCGATTGGCCTCTTGAAGAACTTGGGCGATGGCAAGCTACGTACAGACACGTACCGCACTGTGCAAGTTCGCAACCCAGTGAGTTAAGGAATAAAAAATGGCGATCACGCAAGGGATGTGCACCTCGTTCAAAGTTGGCGTCCTCAACGGGAACTTCGACTTTGGCACTGGTACAACGCAGGTATACAAGATCGCGTTATTCACTTCGCTCGCCACGTTGAACGCAGCTACGACTGCATACAGCACATCCAATGAAGTTGTAGGCACCGGATACACTGCTGGTGGCAACATCTTAACGGTCAGCCAAGTTCCTACGTCTTCTGGCACCGCCGCGTTTATTGACTTCGCGGACACCACATGGGCATCCAGCGTGATTACTGCGCGTGGCGCGTTGATCTACTTGGCCGATGGCGTGACCAATCCTGCGGTTGCGGTTCTGGACTTTGGCGGCGATAAGATTTCAACTGCCGGTAATTTCACAATTCAGTTCCCAGTTTCTGGGGCAACAACTTCAATTATTCGGATTGCATAAATATGGAAACAGTTGCTGACGATCCATTGATTTACACATCTCAAGGAAACTTGCCAACCTCTTTGTTGGAAGAGCGAGTCTGCTGGGTTGACAATGACGAAGAAACGATTTGTGCCCACGAATTTTGGCTTGGCGAAGAATGCGTAAAGAGGTTTGTTCATATTTATAAACGTCAAGGTCGCAACGTTCTTGGCCAAATTGGAGAAATTTAATGGCTAATACAGCAGGCATTAGTAATAACTTCAAGTGGGAAGTTATGGTTGGCCTTCATCAACTGGGGGCCGTAACTCTAGTTTCTAGGGGTAGCCTAACCGCCCCAACAACTGATACGGTCAAAGCAGCTTTGTATCTTGCGTCTGCAACTATTAACAATACAACTGCAACGTATACGACAAGCGGCGAGATTGCTACGGCTGGTGGATATACTGCTGGTGGAGTTACCGTAACAAATGCTACGGCTCCATCTTTGAGCAGCACGACTGGCGTCTGGACGCCATCCGCAAGCATTGTGTATTCCAACATTACGCCCGGTGCCAACGTAGATTGCATTTTGCTGTACAACAGCACTCAGTCCAACAAGTCAATTGAAGTTTGCACATTCACTGCGCAAAACCCAGTTGCGGCAACATTGACACTAACCATGCCTACTAACGCCGCTGGTACCGCACTTATCAACATCGCGTAATTCTGTTGATGTGATGATATGTCCCAGATAACAACAACACTTGCAAATGGCGACAAGCAGATCGTCATTACAGGTACAGAAACTTGGACTATCCCGGCGGACTGGAATGATGCCGCTAACAAATTTGAGGCATACGGCCCCGGCAACACTGGCGCTACAAATACGGGCAGTGCAAGCGGTGGTGGCGGCGGCGGGGGATCATATCAAAGCGTTGCCAATTTCCCGCTCAAGTTATATTCTCTAACAGAGAATGGTGTTGATGGACAAAAAGTAGCAATACTTTCTTCTGTTAACACATCTGGGCAATATACACTTTTTACCGTATTCCAAGGCGACGATGGTGGCTCACCGCCTGTTGCCATATATGGAACAGGTGTTACTGCTAATGGTGGCGGGGCAGGTGGCGGGGTTAGCGGCGGGCCGGGTGGGAGCGCCCCTACACCTAACATTTTTGTTGAGAGCGCACCCGGCGCTAGTGGTGGAACCTACACAACCGTTCAATTCGCTGGTGGCTCTGGCGGAAATGGCCGTGCTAATTCTGGAGCCGGTGGCGGTGGTGGCGGCGGTGCCGCAGGGCCAAATGGTGCGGGTGGCGCTGGCGGGGCAAATAGTACTACGTCAACAGCAATTGGTCGCGGCGGTGGCGGCGGTAACGGTGGTGGAGCAGGATCGGGTACATCCGCAACTGGAGGCACGGCAGGAACTGGTGCTGGTGCTGGGGGTACTGGTGGAGCAGCAAGCACATCTGGTGGCGCAGGCGGGGCGGGCACAAACGCAGCCACGACCTATGTCTTTTCTGGCGGCGGTGGTGGCGGTGCTGGTGATGGTACTGGCACTACAGTTGGCGGTGCTGGCGGTCTGTACGGTGCTGGCGGTGGCGGTGCCGCAGCATCTACAACCTCTACTGGAGGCGCTAGGTCAATCGGGGCGTTGGTCATCACCTACACGCCTTTGGCAACTGTTCCAGCCCAATCAGTTACAACAACTTCCGGAGTAGCAACTCCCGGCATCAGCCTTAACACAACAGGCTCTTCCTCTGCATCGTCTGTTGGCGCAGTCGCATCAACCAATATATCCGTAAGTATTGATGGCCAATCAACTGTAGCCTCTGCCGGTGCATTTTCATCTGTTGATATAAGCAAAGAAATTACAGGGAATGCGGCGACTACATCTGCCGGTTTAGTTGTCGCAGTTACAAGTGTAACGGCCAGTCTTTCGGGGCTTTCAACTGCTGCATCCGCAGGGTCTGTAACGCCCAGTGTCGCGCTTGCAATTGCTGGGCGGGCTGCAACCACTGCTGCGGGGGCGTTGGCTAGAAATATCTTGCGTTCAGTAGCTGGAGTTTCAGCAACAACATTAGCCGGATTGATTGCCCCAAATGTTGTGGTTGGCCTATCTGGAAATTCTGCCAGTTCGTCTACGGGGGTACTTTCAATTGGCCCGGTAAGTGTAACGGTTCTGGTTACTGGAGTATTTGCAACTGGAGAGATCGGGCAAGTCAATGTCTGGGGGCAGATAGACGATAGTCAGAGCGCCAACTGGCAAAATGTCAACAATGCTCAGACGCCCACATGGGTCGTCGTGAGTGATACGCAAACTGCGGGCTGGCAACAAGTTGCCACATAAGAGGGTAAATAGATGACCACACAATACACGCCGACGCTAAAATTGGCGCTTCCCGTAACCGGTGAACTCTCTGGTACTTGGGGCGATGTCGTTAACGACAACATCACGTCAATGATCGAGCAAGCCATCGCTGGCCTCTCGACAATCAACACTTGGACTGGTAACGCTCATACCCTGACCACAGCCAACGGTACGACCTCTGAGTCGCGTTGTGCCATGCTGGTTGCAGCCACTGGCGCTGGTGGCTCGGCCCTTACAGGCGCGGGCGAAATTATCTGCCCAGCCTCGGCCAAGCTCTATGTGGTGCAGAACACCACGGCCTTTGCTATCACCCTGAAGACTTCCGCAGGCACAGGTGTGGCGGTTGCTGCTAGCAACACCGCGTTCTTGTTCTGTAACGGCACTAGCGTCAACTCTTGCGTGACCACTATTGTCGATGGCAACATCACTGGCAACTTGACCGTAGGTGGCGACGCCACGATCAACGGCAACACCACGCTGGGTAACGCCACTTCGGACACCATCACTGCCACGGCGCGGTTCAACACTGACCTGCTGCCTTCAACCGATAACGCTCGTGATCTGGGTTCCGCCGCAAACTCATGGAGAGCCCTGTTCATTGACGGCACTGCGACCATGGCTCTGGTGGCCATCTCCGGTGGCACGATCAACGGTGTGTCAATTGGCGCAACAACTCCTGCCACGTTCCTTGCGGTGGATAACCTGAGCCTCGATGGCAACACCATTGCATCGACTAACACCAACGGCAACGTCGTCATTGCCCCCAACGGTACCGGCGACGTTCAACTGGACGCTGACACGGTGCGTGTGGGTGACGCCGCTGCCGCAGCTACCCTGACATCTAATGGTGCGGGCGCTCTCACGGTGACCACCGGTGGCGCTGCTAACCTCACCCTGTCCACCAACTCAGGCACAAACTCTGGCACCGTTCAGATTGCCCAAGGTGTTAACGGTAACATCACGCTGACCCCCAACGGTACAGGCTCTGTGAGCGTGCCTAAGTTGGTGGTGTCCACTGCCACTGCGACTCGCGTGCCCTACATCTCCACAGGGGGCTTGATCGTTGATTCTGCAAACCTGACATTTAGCGGCACTGACCTGACTGTCTCTGGTGCAGTTAACGCTGGCTCTGTGAATGCCACCACGCTTGACCTTACAAACCTCGAAGTAACCAACATTAAGGCCAAGGACGGCACGGCTTCGATCACATTGGCGGACTCCACTGGCGTTGCAACAATCAACGCTGCTCCGGTGATGACTGCTTTGACTGCTTCTCAAGCAGTGTTTACAACGGCTGGCAAAGCCTTGGTCAGCAATCCGATAACGGGCACCGGCGATGTGGTGATGTCTACTTCGCCCACGCTGGTCACTCCAGCGTTGGGAACTCCCTCGTCAGTCACGCTCACCAACGCTACTGGCCTTCCTGTCTCCACAGGTATTTCTGGCCTCGGCACGGGGGTAGCCACGGCGCTTGCAGTCAACGTGGGCACCGCTGGCTCTCCAGTGGTAAACGGTGGGGCGCTTGGTACTCCATCGAGCGGTACGGTTACTAACCTTACAGGCACAGCCTCAATCAACATCAACGGCACTGTGGGTGCAACCACCCCGGCAACAGGTGCGTTTACAACGCTATCGTCTACAGGTAATACCACCCTTGGCGACGCAGCCGCTGACACTGTGACCATCAACGGTACTGTGCAACCCGGCGTGGTTATCAGCGGCTCATCGACTGGTGACGCTCTACGGATCACGCAAACGGGGACGGGCAACGCCCTGTTGGTTGAGGATGCTGCTAATCCCGACAGCACGCCGGTTGTGGTTGACCCGGCTGGTCGAGTTGTTGTTGGCTATACAGCGGCTGTAGCAACATACCAACATCCACAATCCGCAGTAGTTGTTACTCCTTCTACTCAGATACAAGGGGTTACCGCTGGCTCATCCCTTGCGGTTACGGCATGGTCTAACGTTGCCACGACTTCGTTCTACGCCCCGGCTATGTTTTTGGCCAAGTCAGCCAGTGCAACTATTGGAACGCAGGCGGCGGTTGTTTCTGGTGAAATTTTAGGAACAATAAACTTTAGTGGTGATGATGGCACGGCGTTTGTAAAAGCCGCCCAAATAACTGGTCAGGTTGACGGCGCCCCCGGCACGAACGATATGCCCGGTCGCCTAATCTTCTCCACCACTGCGGATGGGTCAGCAACACCTACGGAGCGGATGCGGATCAACTCGTCGGGGCTTACGACGGTTGGTTTTTCCGCAGTTACGGGCGCGGCGTTATCTACTACGGTAGCGGCTAAACTTTACTCGGCTAGCGCAACGTATACGGACGGCATCACTGCGGCTTCCGGCACTGTTGCACACGGAACAATAGCGTCTTTTGATAATCCAGCCATCGCTGCGACAAACACTACCGTAACCTATACCAACGCGTCTACGGTGTATATCGACGGTGCACCTACTGCCGGGACTAACGTCACAATCACCAACCCCTATGCGCTCTACGTGGCGGCGGGCACAGTATATTTTGGCGGCACGGTTTCCGCTGCTGACCCCATTGTCCAGCAGTCCGACATCGGCACAGCCCCCAACGAGATTCCGCTGAACCAGTATTTGGGTAACTTGGCCTACATGAACGCAGATGCGGTGGTGGTTCAGCCGCAAGCATCCGCCACGCCAAATGGCGTTAGGGATATGGTGTTCCAACTGACCAACGACACCACGCTGGTGGTGAAGGTTAAAGGCTCGGACGGCACTGTTCGCTCGGCTACACTGACGCTGGCATAAGGAAACAACATGAGCATTCAATCCAACTTCCCTGCGATCAAGCCTACGCTGCTGCTTGACTTTGCCAACACCAAAGAACTTGACCCCCGCATTACGTTTACCAGAGCCAGCACAGCCACCTATTACGGTACACAGACTGCCAAGGCTGAAGAGAATTTGCTGTTGCAGAGTCAGGCTTTGGCAACATCGCCTTGGAGCGCTCAGCGCACTGTATTGGTAAATAATGCTGATACAGCACCTGATGGAACAAGCACCGCAACATCTATTACGCAAGCAACTGGACAGACCACGGCAGGCCAGTCGCAACAGAGTGTTACTGTTGCCCCGTTAACATATACAGCTTCAGTGTTTGCAAAGCCAAACGGCAAAAACTTTCTGCGGTTTCTAGAAACTCTGTCTGATGGCACTAATCGAGCAACTTGGTTTGATGTTCAAAACGGAACAATAGGAACGACCAATGCGGCGCATACGGCAACAATTACTGCGTCCACTAATGGTTTCTTTCGTTGCACGATAACATTTACAGTTAACACAGCGCGTACCGGAGCTATTGCTGTTGGACTAGCTGATACCAATGGCAGTTCAACAGTTGTTGATTCGGGCGGCATCCTTGCTTGGGGTGCTCAACTGGAGCAACGCTCCACAGTCACAGCCTACACAGTCACAACCACACAGCCCGTTACCAATTACGTCCCGCAGCTTTTAACAGCATTGTCTGGTGTGGCGCGGTTCGATTACAACCCCACTACGTTTGCGAGCTTGGGGCTGCTGATTGAGGAGCAACGGACGAACTTGCTGACGTATTCTGAACAGTTTGATAACGCTGCTTGGACAAAATCTGGGTCTAGCATTACAACAAACACCATTGTTGCGCCTGATGGGACGCTAACTGGTGATGGGTTGGTTGAAGACACTGCTACAGCCAACCATGCAGTGACTCAAAGCAATACGGTTGTCGCTAATACAACTTACACCGCTTCTTGTTACTTCAAGGCATTTGCAACTGGCGCTGCCAGATTTGCTCGTATTCAATACGGAAACACCGCAGGTAGTAATGGTGTTCGTGTTTTGTTTGATCTGTCGAACGGAACAATATCAACGGCGGCTGCTAACTTTGGAACAGGATCAGGGGCGTCTGCCTCAATTACCCCTGTCGGCAACAATTGGTACAGATGCACATTGTCTGGAATCATTGACAGCACCTCTACAACGGGCCGAATTGATATTTTTTTGCAATCAACTGGTGGCTCATTTACAGCTACTTACACGGGCAACGGCTACTCCGGCATCTTTATCTGGGGCGCTCAACTGGAAGCCGCAGCCTTTTCCACCAGCTACATTCAAACAGTGGCTTCACAGGTCACACGCGCTGCTGATGCTGCAAGCATGACGGGGGCAAACTTCTCTAGTTGGTATAACGCCGGGGAGGGGACTTTCTTTGGGGCGTATAAAGGTAGCTCCGGAACCGGTGCTAGGCGTGCTTTTTCAGTTAATGATGGAACAGTTGGCAACGCCATAACACTCATTGCGTCCAACGCAAGTGGTGTAGTAGCAAACTACATGGACATGCAGGTAAATTCAGTAACGCAAGTGACGATTGGTTCAGGAGCTTATTCTGATACCGCCCAAACCTCGGCTGTTGCATACAAATTTAACGATGCTGCGTTTAGTAAGAATGGGGCTGCTGCGCTTACGGATACAAGCTGCGTGATTCCAGTGGTAACGCAATTTGAAATTGGGCAACAAGCTGCTTCTTTACCGCTTAACGGCACAATTTCTAAACTTGCCTACTACCCACTGCGTGTCACTAACGCTCAGTTGCAAGCCCTCACAAGTTAAGGACGCATCATGGATTTCTACCTAGCTTTTCCTGACCAAGCTGCTGCTGATGCAGTGCTGTACGCCCCGCACGATGCTGTGACGGATGAAGAAGGCAACGTAACCGCTGAGGCTTACGTCACTCCCAACTACGCCAACATCGACACGCTTGGCGTTCTGTACGAGCGCCAAGAGGTTACAGACCCCGACAACCCGCCCGAGCCTATCCCGCTCCCCGGCTGGCACATTAACATCCGCTTGGTGGAAGGTGAGGACGCCGAACCATTGCAAGCATTTGAAGTACACCCTACACTGCCCCGGCGTGTGTGGGCTTAACCTTTTACGGGAGTAAAAAATGGCAGACGAATCTAAAGAGAGCGCAAAAGGTGCGTTGATCGAGAAACTCACCTTTGCCGTGCTTCCATTACTGTTTACCTGCGTGGTGTACCTGATGTCGGCGCTGTCCAACTTGAGCCACGAAGTCACCATCCTCAATAGCAAAATTTCTCTCGTTGTTACCTCGGATAACAAGCAAGCGACCAACACGGGTGCTGAACTTGCGCGTGAGCGATTGCGCCAAGACTTGTCGCAGGAAATTCAAAAGAACCGCGACGACATCCAGTACAACCGCCAGAAGATTGCGATCATTGAAACTAGGCTGGATAACAAATGAACCTCAGCGACCTAAACCCACTGGCTGCGATTGGTGGCAAGCTGATCGACCGGTTTCTACCTGATCCTGTGGCGGCTGACAAAGCCAAAGCAGAGTTGGTGCAGATGCAGCAAAACGGCGAGTTGGCGCAAATGGCGAACGAGACCAAACTGGTTGAGTTGGATAACGCCAACACAGACAGTGCTAGGGACATGAACGCCAAGGTGCAAGAGTCCACTAACGCGTCGTGGCTGGCTAAAAACACGGCTTACGCGCTTGACCTTGGCATTGTCACCGCCACCATCTTCTTGGCTTGGTTTGCGTTTATGAAGGGCGTTCCAGAAGCCAACAAAGAACTGGTCTACATGGCGCTTGGATCACTCATCACAATGTGCGGCACCGTCTTGAACTTTCATCGGGGTAGCTCGCAAGGCTCCAAGGACAAGGCTAGTGAAATCCAGAAGTTCAAGGACATGAAATGAACCTGACCAAAAACTTCACGCTGTCCGAGATGGTCAAAAGCGATACAGCTTTGCGCCACGACATGGACAACACGCCGAATGAAGCGCAGACCGCCAACCTGAAGCTGCTGGTTGAGAAGGTGCTTCAGCCTGTGCGTGACCACTACGCCAAAGGCGTCAAGGTTAATTCTGGCTTCCGCCACCCCGAGGTCAACGCCAAGGTAGGCGGCTCTCGCACCTCTGACCACTGCAACGGCATGGCCGCAGATATCGAGATTCCGGGCGTGGCCAATGCAGACTTGGCACAGTGGATTAAAGCAAATCTCTCCTACACACAACTGATCCTAGAGTTTTATACTCGTGGGGTACCGGATTCAGGCTGGGTGCACGTGTCTTACGACCCCGCAAACCTGAAAAAGCAAGACTTGACCGCTGTGAAAGAAGGCGGAAAGACGGTGTACCTCAACGGACTGGTAGCCTGATATGCCACTGAAGAAGATACTGCTCAAGCCCGGTGTAAACCGCGAGAACACGCGGTACACCAACGAAGGAGGCTGGTATGAGAGCGAGAAGGTTCGCTTTCGTCAAGGCACGCCCGAGAAGATTGGCGGCTGGACACGTATCTCTTCATCCACCTTTCTAGGCATTTGCCGTTCCTTGTGGAACTGGGTAACCCTTGGTGGCATCAACCTGATCGGCGTGGGTACCAACCTCAAGTTTTACCTTGCGGCAGGCGGTGTCTATAACGACATCACCCCGTTTCGTGATCAGGTCACGCTGACTAACCCGTTTGAAACATTCATTGGTTCCCCCGTTGTAGAGGTGACTGATGCCAATGGCGGGTACATAGACGGCGACTTTGTGACGTTCTACAACGCAACCGCCGTGGGCGGGCTAACCATCTTTGGCCAGTACGAGATCACAGTCACTGGGGCCACCACGTACACCATCACGGCAAGCTCAGACGCTACGTCGAACGCGACCGGTGGCGGTACTGTGTACGCGCTGTATCAAATCAATGTTGGCCCTGCGGCTGCGGTGCCGTTGGTAGGCTGGGGTGCTGGCCCTTGGGGTGCTGGCCCTTGGGGCATCGGTGAAGCGTCTACGGACGCTATCCGCTTGTGGAGCCAGCAGAACTACGGCGAAGACTTGATCTTCGGCCCACGTGAAGGCCCGATCTATTACTGGGATGCCACGTCTGGGTACGTCCCCGGTACGTTTGCTGCTACGGTGGCCACGCCCACGGTAATCACTGCCGCTGCCGAATACGCTGACGGTACGCCCTTGCGCTTCGCGCCTGACGCCGGGGCCACCATGCCAGTAGGCATTATTCCGGGGGAGTTGTACTACGTGCGCAACGCCTCGGGCTCCGCGTTCAACATCTCACTGACACCTGCGGGGGCACTCATTGCCGTCTCTGGCGCGGCTGTGGGCAATTGCCGTATTCTGTCGAACGGGTATATGTTGGCGGACTTTGGGGGCGCAACGGACGTACCAATCGAGCAAAACTATTTGTTGGTGTCTGACATCAGCCGCTTTGTGTTTGCGTTCGGCTGCAATGACTATGGCTCGGCCACAGTTGACCCGATGCTAATTCGCTGGTCTGATCAAGAAGACCCGTTCAACTGGACTCCCGCAGCGACCAACCAAGCGGGTTTTCTGCGCTTGTCTCGCGGCTCTGAAATCATTACAGCCACCCAGTCACGGCAAGAAGTTTTGGTGTGGACTGACGCCGCGCTGTATTCGCTTCAGTACGTGGGCGCACCCATCGTCTGGGGTGCTCAGATTGTGGGCGAGAACATTTCTATCGTGGGCCAGAATTCCGTGGCGTACTCCAACGGCGTGTCCTACTGGATGGGCAAAGACAAGTTCTACAAATACGATGGCCGCACGCAAACACTTAACTGTGACTTGCGCCGCTATGTGTTTGAGGACATTAACACCGCGCAGTACGCGCAGGTGTGCTCGGGCACCAACGAGGGCTTCAACGAAATCTGGTGGTTCTACTGCTCCGCAGGCTCGACCGACATCGACAAGTACGTTATCTACAACTACATGGAAAACGTCTGGTACTACGGCGACATGGCCCGTACTGCATGGCTGGATTCTGGACTGCGTGACTACCCACTAGCGGCGACGTACTACAACAACCTTGTGAACCACGAAGACGGGGTGGATGACAACGCCACGGCCACCACACTGCCGATTACGGCGTCTATTACCTCTGCGCAGTTTGACTTGGATGACGGCCACAACTTTATGTTTGTGTGGCGCGTCTTGCCCGATGTTACGTTCGAGGGGTCTACGGCGACTCCACCAAGCGCCACGATGTACCTGTTGCCGCTGAAGAACTCTGGCTCTGGGTACTCGGTCAACAAGCCCACCGACGCTAATCACTCCGTGGCCAACGAGAGTTTTGCAAGTGTTACGCGGATTGCGACGCTGCCGGTGGAGGAATTCACAGGGCAGATTTTCACTCGGGTGCGTGGTCGCCAGATGTCCATCAAGTTTGAGTCCACCGAATTGGGTGTGAACTGGCAGTTGGGCGCACCTCGAATTGACATGCGTTCGGATGGCCGTCGATGAGCTTTATTGTCACTACCGAGTTTGAGCTTCAAAAGATTGCACCGCCTGCGCTGCCGCAGGCACGCGAAGAATACGACCGTGCGTATCAAGATCAGTTGAACAACATCTTGCGGTTGTACTTCAACCGCTTGCAAACCATCGTTAACCAGTTGAACGCTGGGAACGGCGTTATCCCTCCAACAACGGTATACACCGTGGCTACCCTGCCAAGCGCCGTAACCTCTGGCGTGGGGGCGCGGTCGTTCGTGTCCGATGCCAACGCAACTACCTTTGCGTCAACTGTGGCTGGCGGCGGGGCCAACAAGGTACCTGTGTATTCCGACGGAACCAACTGGAAGATCGGGTAGTAACAACGCACCTTCTGACGTTGATTCGTGCCGCACCGTGGGGGATACTACGCGTCCCTCTTCACACAGGTGCGAACATGGACGAACTTGAACTGTTTAACCGGTTGGCGCGTCACGTACGCCCCGCCTTTACCGACTACACGCCCATCGAAACGATGGAGATTCCGTTCTCCGAAACGGGGCTAGACAGCATGGACGGGCTGATGATGCTCATCCACTTGGAAGACATCTACGGTATCGACGACGAGATAGCGAAGCACTTCACGTTCACGACCCCCGCTGAACTGATGGCGCAAGTGCACCAGCACAAGACCAAAGAGCCCGAGTCTGTCGATGCCGCCATGGAGGGGATGCAATGATCGCGTTGACCCATACCCGAACCATCTCCACAGAAACCACAGAACTGCTTGACGACATTTCCTTCCCCCAGCGGGTACATTGGCTACCTGACACCTACGCTCGCGTATCCACGGGGGTGTTTTACCCGCCGCACCGGCTTGCTGAGAAGGTGCTCGACCCCACCCTGACCAAACTCCTGCGGGATACCCCGTCCAAAAAGACGGCATTTATCTTGGCAGCGGGCAACGCTCACTTCGCTGGCGTACCGGCGAATCCCCGGAACTCCCGCCTGTCATACCAATACAAACCGCTACCTTTGACGCTGACACAGGTCTACGCCAGCCGTATTGCCCAAGCATGCGGGGCGTCTGACCACATCGTGACCGACTCGACAGCCTGCGCATCCAGCCTCAAGGCGCTTATGGACGTGCAGACTCTGCTGAACTTCTATGGATTTACCCGAGTAGTCGTCCTGTCCGTGGAGGATGCGGTATCAAATCTGGTGCTGGAGTTCTTCGGCGAGACCAAGGCATGCCTGACCGCCAAGCGAGAGGCCGAGGAAGGCATCCTCCCATCCGCCTTTGACGCCAAGAACGGTAGTTTCCATGTAGGACAAGGCGCGGTGTTCGCTGTTTTTGAGTCCAGTGAGGGGCTGGCGTTGTCAGGATTCAAGCCGCTTGCCAAACTCATGGGGGCGTACACCGCCAGCGAGCCCTGCACTAACGCTCTGGGCCAGCTTGATTCTGGGCTGGGGTTTGTCAAAGCCGCGCAGGGGGCGATTGAGATTGCGGGTGTGGCCACCAACGCTGTACGTATCGTCAAAACACACGGGACTGGAACCGCGTCTAATAACGTGTCAGAACGCAATGCCCTAGCGCAAATCCTCCCGGATGGCTTCGTTGCCACTTCCTACAAACCTGTCATTGGGCATACAATGGGAGCCAGTGGGCTGCTGGAAACCGCGCTCTTGGTCGATTCTTTGTGGGGAGGCACCGTGCCAGCAATCAAAAATCGGACTGAGGATGACCGTGTGTTCCTATCGGAGTCCCTACCGACTCCTGAAGGATTGGTGCTTAGCCTCGCGGCGGGCATGGGGAATGTTTACTCAGCCGCAGTGCTGTCCGTAGGAGCCTGACTATGCAGCTTGTCGATAGCAACAAAGAGGAATTAGACACCTCCACCATCATTGCACGAAGCGTGGGGGAGGCCAAAGAAGCTGGCCAACTACCCAAGAACGTAACCCTGCAAGCGGCTATCCTGTCGATTGTTGCTGAAGGCTCCATGCCCAACACCAAAGTCGAGCAGATCGGTAACACCGTGTTCATGTCGCATTACAGTGAGGACAGTAAAGAAGTTGCCATGCGTGCGTTTAACGCGGATACTGCGCGAAACTATTTAGAAAACTCCGTCAAGTACGTCAAAGCGTTGCCGGAACAGGGGGTTGAGCGCATGACCAGCGATTTCTCAGACAAGAAGATTTTGCAGTTGTTTAACGCGATCGCTCGCCGCCCCGAACTCCAAGAATGGGGCATGCAAGTGTACAAATTGAACACCGGGGATATGCGTGCGTACGTCGTGTTGAAGGGTGCGTAATGAGTGCAGTTGTAAAGGCTGTTAAAGGCGTGGCTAACGCAGTTGGTGACGTCGTATCATCGGTTGGTAACGCCATCTTTAAGCTGAACGATTTTGTCGTTGACAAGCTCATTGACCCCGTTCTAAAAACAGTCAGCAATGTCATTGAGAGCGCGCTTGACAATCCGTTAAAAACCATCGCGCAAATTGCTGCTGTTATGATCCCCGGCGCGCAATGGACGCTTCCGCTTATTGAAGGCGCGGACGTTGCCATAAAGGGTGGTGATCTGGGCGATATATTGACGGCCACGGCTAAAGCGTATGTCTCCCAGCAGGTTGGCGACTACGTTGGCAAGACGGCTACTGCTGCTGCTGCCAAAGCCACCGACAGTGCCCTTGCGGGCCAAATTATTGGTAGAGGCGCATCCGCTGCATCTGTTGCAATTGTGACGGGGCAAGACCCTCTTAAAGCGTTCGTTAGCGGGGGGGTGGGCGCAGCAACCGGCGCGGTGCTGGGCAAAGTTAATGAGGCAACTGGGGGTAATTTCTCAAAGTTGCCGCCGACCGTGCGAGCGGGCATTGAATCGGCCATCGCTGCAAAACTCACGGGTAGACCTGTTGATGCCGCCGTCATAGGTAGCGTCATCAAAGCCTCTGGCGTCGTGACTGATGCAATCAAGTCGTTTGACCCGGACGGCAACAAGCTCGACGACACTCAGCGCGCCGTCTTGACGGATGTACTCATGGGCACGGCTACTGCTGCGTTGACAGGTGGTAACGCATCTAATGTCATCCAAGCTGCCATGACACGGGCTGGCACAAAAGCTCTTGGCGATATGGCCTCGGATGCGTTTAAGTCGGCAACCGCAGCAGTCAAAACTGCGTTCGGAACCGCAGACACAGTCGCAACTAAATTAGATGCGAACATGGAGGCGCAGAAAACTGCTGCCGCCAAGTACAACGGGGTTGCTACGGAACTCCAAAGTAAACTAGAGATTCAAAATAAACTCAGCGATGCGTATGTCGCCGCAGTCAAAAAATTCGAGGACGACCCTTCGGAAGCAAATGGCAGAGCCGCAAATGCTGCCATCCAAAACTACAACGGGTTTGTACAGATGCTTAACCAACTCTACACCCGGACGTACCAACCACAACTTGCTAAGTATGGTAGTGAACTTGACGCGTTGAAGCAAGACTATGCGGTGCAAACCGGGGACTACGAAAAAGCCATCCGAGCATTTAGCGCCGAGACAGATAGTCTGGCTGATGCACTTGCCCCGATCTACCGCGCTAGTAATCGCGCATTCGTCGAAGCGATGGATGAGAACTTCAACGCCGACCAGTACCGCGAATTGAACGGACTCGGCGCGGATGTTGACCCATACGAGCACTTCTTGTCCAAGGGTCAGTTTGAAGGTGCACCGACAAACAATAAAGCCGCTGAACCGGCTGTTATCGCAGAGCGCACTCGTCTGGTTACTCAGGCACTGGAGAGTAAGGGCGTGACGTTGGCTACGGCTGACCCAGCCATGATCTCCAAGATTCTGGACAACATTGACAATAACTACGGCAACAATATCTCAGCGCTCAAGGCCGCGTCTATCCAAGATGTTATCAACGGTAACACTTCATCGGTAAATAAACTGGTGAGCGACCAACAAAACAACGTGCTTAGAATTAAGGGTAGCGGCGTTTCGTACGGAGAGTGGAACAAGCCCGCCGACTTCACCCCACCTGCGGGCACCAAGTTGGCCTCGGTTGAGGCGTTCGATAACGGCGCTGCGTCGTTGGTCTACGACGCCAAAGGTCGTCCCATTTGGATTGAAGACAACCCCAGCGCGGGCGTGGCCGCGTGGAATCCAACCACTGGCACTTACGAACTGCCTAAAGCCACCGCGACTAACAAGAAGCCGCCTACTGGGCAGGAGAAGATTCTTGCCATGGCCTCGATGGGGAATGCGAGTGCCGCCAACGGGCCTGTAAGTCAAGCCATGATTGACGCAGCCAAGACGGTAGTTGGCTGGGCACAGCAGTCGGGCAACTCAACGCTTATCAACGCATCTGCCAACGTCCTAAAAGCGGGCGGTGGTTTCCTTGAGTCCATCAACGGCATGTCTGTGTTGCTGGGTGTTGCGCCAAGCACTACGAAGATGGGCAAGTTTGCAACCGCGTTGAACGATCTTGGCAAAGCAAGTAATACTGCGGAGTACCAAGCAGCCGTTAGGAACATGAACACCATAATTGGCGACGCCAAAGGTGTTGGCGGTACGCTCAAAGCAATCTACGGTGCGTTCAAGTCCGCCCCATTGCAATTCGTTGCAGAGTACGTTGGTGTTGAAGGCATCCAAGAAATCGCCCCGCTTCTGATTGGTGGCGTAGCCGCAGGAGGTGCCAAGGGTGCTGCGCTTGCGTTGAAATATGGCCAAGCTGTTGCCGCCAAGATGGGCACCGCCGCAGGTATGACAGCAGCTATCGCCACAGACATCGCCGAATCGGCTGGTGGCGCGGCAACTAGCGCGTACAACGAAGCGTACAAGACCGCGATTAAAGTGGGTAAGACTCCTGCGGACGCTGACAAGATCGCTATGGATATTGCGCAGCGCCAAGCGTTCGTTGCTGCGGCTACTACCGCCGCGTCGATGGGTATTGGTGGTGCGGCCCTTGAGAAAGCTCTTCTGGGTAGAACCGGTACGGGGCTGGGCGACGCGATGCAAGCCCTCGGGGATTTTGCTAAGACCGGCACCAAGATCGCCATCAAAGAAGGTGTGTCTGAGGGCGGTGAAGAAGGTCTTACGCAAGCTGCGCTTGAAGGTCAACTCTACAAGCTCGATAAGACTCGTGACGTTGCCAAAGAGATTACGCAGGCCGCTGCGTTTGGCGTCATTGCCGGTGGCCCGATTGCTGGGGGTGCATACGGCGCAAGTCGCACCGGGGATGTAATCTCCAACGCTATCCAAGGCAACCCCCAGATCGCCAACATTTTGGAGACCAACAAGGGTAACCCTGCCGCTGCCGACGCTGCACTGGCTAGGTTTGGTGTCACGGATAACACCATCAAGTCCAACTTGATGAACACCATTGACAATACCAACTACACGAGCAGTGACGAAGCGGCTGTAGCGCTGGCCAAGCGTAATGACTACACGTACTCCGATGCAGACGTAAAAGCACTGACTGGCAAAGGCACCGACACGACGTTGGACAGCCGCGCCGAGGCGTACGTTGACCCCAAAGTGTTCGACCTTGCAGAAGTCAAAGCCGCTGCCGCTGCCGAAGGCTATACGCTGACTGATGCAGAAGCTGCCAACTTGGTAGGTCAGAAAGACGAAGCTGCTGCTACGACTGCGGCCAAGGCGGAATTTGACCTCAAGGCAACCAACTCCGACGAAGCCAAATCATTTTTTGCCGCCAAGGGCTACACACCCTCTGCGGATGAGATCAAACAGTTTGTTGGTAATAAAACTGAGGCCGCACAGGCGCAGGCAATTACCAATTACGTTAACCCACGCCAAGTGACGTTTGACGAAGCCAAGAAGTATCTGACCGATCAGGGCTACAAGCCTTCTGATGCGGAAATAAAAAGGTTTGTTGGGCAGGTCAATGAAGCTGAGCAGGCTACGGCTATCGGTGCTTACGTTGACCCCCGCATGGTCGATGAGGGCGAAGTCAAAGCCGCATACGCTGCACTGGGGCTGAATAAGCCCACGGCTGACGACATTAAAAAGCTATTGGGCCAATACGACGAGTCGGGGCTGACTGCTAAAGCCACTGATTACCTTCCCACTGCGCAGTACAACTCCATCATGGCGCAGCTTGATGAGATGAGCGCTGGCGGCATCAGCGCGGAAGCCAAAGCCGCAATCGATCTGGTGCGTACCGACCTCACAAAGTCGATGGCCGATACTGGGTTGGAGGTTGCCAAAGTTGCCTTGAAGGTAGATACGGCCAAAGCTGATCTACAGAAAGCGATTGCGGCGTTAGGCACATCCACAGACCAAAACTTTGCATCTGTGGACAAAGCCATTCAAGACCTGCGCGACGCAGGACTCACGGCGGATGACGTTAAGGCAACGGTCGATAAGATCGTAGGCAGTGCTGGTACAGGTGGGGCCGCTGCCACAGGTCTATACGCGCACATCGACAAAGTAAACACGGCGCTACAAGCTGATCTGGCCCAGACAGAGAGGGACATCCTCGCGCAGGTAGCGAAGAACGAGCAGGCGGGTATGACCCGCGATGCCGCACTCCAGCAGGCTATTAGCACGGTTGCGGCTGCTCAGAAGACCGATGCTGCAACGCTGACCTCTAGGCTCGCAGGGGTGCAGACGACCCTCGGTAGAGAGATAGCAGGCGTACAAGCTGATCTGGCCCAGACAGAGAAGGACATCCTCGCGCAGGTCGCCCTGAATGAGCAGGCGGGTATGACCCGCGATGCCGCCCTCCAGAAGGCTATCGAGACAGTAGCAGCTACCCAGAAGACCGATGCTGCGTCCATATTGACGAAGCTGAACACGACAGCGGCGGGCCTTGGTACAAAGATAGCAGGCATAGAAGCTGATCTGGCCCAGACAGAGAAGGACATCCTCGCGCAGGTCGCCCTGAACGAGCAGGCGGGTATGACCCGTGATGCCGCACTCCAGAAGGCTATTGAGACGGTAGCGGATGCTCAGAAGACCGATGCTGCAACGCTGACCTCTAAGCTCTCGGGGGTGCAGACGGCCCTCGGTAGAGAGATTGCTGCGGTACAGGCGGACTTGCAAACCAAGTACGACACCTTGACGGCTGAACAAAAAGCGCTTGCCACGCAGCTTACAAATCAGGGTGTTGACCTAAAAACAGCGATTGCCCAAGCGGTTACTACGTTGCAAAGCGGCATCGCCGACGTATCTACTGACCTACAAACCAAGTACGCCGCCTTAACGGCGGAACAAAAAGCTCTTGCTACACAGCTTACAAATCAGGGTGTTGACCTCAATACGGCTATTGCCGCTGCTAAGGGGGAGGTGCAGACCCAAATCGGCGCGTTGCAGGATGTAGTTGGTCGCGGTACCCAGCAAGCCACGCAGTCCGATCTGGACGCCGTGATTAACCTACTGGAGACTCAGGGTGCGTACGATGCACAGTACGACTACAACGGCGACAAGGTAATTGACCAGAAGGACAAGGTTGCGATTGAGACGTATCTCAGATCACAAGACCCAACTTACAAGCCAGATACCAACGACCCGTTCACCTACAACCCCGCTGCGGGTTCCAAATGGGCACCTACCGGCGTGTTCAAGGCCGTGCAAGACGAAGCAGCGGCTACGCGCCAAGCCCAGCAAAACGAAGCAGAGGCCACGCGTCGAGCCCAAGCTGCGGCTGCACTCAAGACTCAGCGCATGGGTAACCTCAACAGCATGATGAGCATGTTGGGGCAGGCGGGTGACACCGGGGGCCAGCAAGTCACAGTGAAAGCTGCTGACCCTGCCAAGATTGGGTACATTTACGACTGGAACAGCATTTTCGCTAACCCGTCACAGGAAAAGATGTTTGCATCCCCGTTCGCACAGGGAGGTGCGGTGGACGATGTTGAAGATGTGAACAACGAACTTCTAAAGTTTTTGAAGGGGTAAAGCTATGGCGCTTGAATGGGTATCCACAGGGGTCGATGAGGACGGCAACGAGACTGGGTACAACATAGACAACGATACCGGAAATGTCTGGGACGCTGACGGTAACTTGTTAGACGAAACTACGGCGCAACCCGTAGACTCCTCATACTATGGTAGCGAAGAGTTCTATGAAGATTACCCAGACGCTAGAGGTGCGGGTAGCGATGTTATATCGACCATCAGTGGGTACGCGCAGAAATACGGGCAGGCAGCGTTAAACGCACTCAAAAACGCGTTCACCAGCAAAGACGGCTCAGTAAACTGGAGAAACGTGGCGGGGGCCGCAGGTGGTTTGTACGGCTTGTACCAAAGCCAACAAGCACCCGAGAAGACTGGGTACCAAGGCGGCATCCCCAAGTACGAAGCGGTGCGTGAGACGGTGGCCAACACCTACGACCCCAACCGCCGTCCGGGGAGTACCGCCCAAGACTACTTCTCCAGCACCAAGTTCGTTGCACCCAAGGACGCTGAAGCCGCTCGTACCGCCGCCAAGCAAGAAGCCATAGGTTTGGAAGCCCTTAACAAATCCAACCCTGCACGCCAAGAACGTAGTGTCTTACAAGCAGGTGCGGAGAAAAAAGAAGCCGAAGAGTCGGAAGTCAGACCTGCGTCGTCCGTCATCAAAGACTTGCCCGTGCCGAAATACGCATCGGGTGGTATCGCCGAAATGGCTAGGGGTCGGTATTTAGCTGGCACAACAGATGGTATGGCGGATAAAATTCCAGCACGAATTGAAGGGAAACAGGAAGCTCGGTTGAGCCATGGCGAGTTTGTTATCCCCGCAGACGTTGTTGGGCATTTCGGCAACGGAAATTCCGAAGCAGGTGCACAGCGCCTGTACGCCATGATGGACAAAATTCGTAAAGCCCGCACTGGCACAACCAAGCAGGGCAAGCAAATCAACCCCGATGAATTCTTAGCGTAAGCGAGGTAGGACATGGCAACAGCAGCATCTTCAGGAACTACGGGTTCCGCCGCCGATACCGGAGTCGGTCAACAAACCGGCACCGAATCCTCCCTTTCAAACTGGGCGGGGCCGTATGTCACGGACATGCTGGCTCGCGGCCAAGCACTGGCCAACCAAGACTACCAAGCCTATG